CACAGAGCCCGTATGGTCATGCGATCCGCCAGATCCGGTCGTCTGCCCGCTCGTAGTTCCGCCGTTGGTCATATAGTAGTAAGTAGAAGCAGATCCGCTGCCAACCTTGTATGAACCCGAAGATGCCTGGTGGGTATGCGCGCCGTTGGCGTTCACTGTCACCGATCCACTGAACGAGTGGTTGTGTGACGGCAATTCTGCTGTCGCCAGCGTATGCGTGTTCGCGCCGCCTGTTTTCTCTACGGTGCTGAAGTTCGTGTCGGAGGAGTTCACACCAACCGGTACTCGCCCTGTGCCCCATCTTATCCATGTTCCGCCGAGGAACGCACTTTCATCCGCCGCCGACACCGTCATGCGAATGCTACCAACCGGGAAGATGAGGTTTGCCAGCCACAAAACGCTTAAAAAGGCTACGCTATCGTCAAACTGCACATTCTCACGAAACCGCGCCTGCCAACCAACATCGAAGCTGTCCTCTTCGGAGATCTTGCCAACCGCCAGTCCCATACCGGTGCTGCGCACGGAAAGGATGACTTCCGCCGTGCTGAGATCGATATATCCGTATGCTTCACCGAAATAGTCACCGAGCGTCACTCGAATATCATAGGTGTACTGGTTCGATAGGCTACCACCGATTCGGTAAGAACCGTTAACGGTATAAGAAGAAATGGCGAACGTCGTATCCGTGTAATATGCCTCGCTCTTGCGCTTATACCCAATCTTGAGTACGCGGGTGTTTTTGTTATTTACAATGGATATCGCACCAGTCACCGCTACCATGGCATATGTTCCTGTGTCGCTCGCATTCCCTGCTGCATCGCACCGAAAAACCGAAACTGACTGGACGGAGGGCGAATCATATGCCACAACCTCAAACGTTCCAGTCAGCACAGTGGTCCGGCCTCGACTGTCCGTGATCGTCGTGCGTATCGTGTTCGTGCCTGCTGTAGTCAACTCATTTGTCGCGAAGGAGTTGCCCGAATACGTCGCTCCATTGACCGTTGTCGAGATCGACGAGATCGATGAACCGTAGACACCGGAAGCGGAGATGCTGAAGCTCAACTTACTCTTTCGCTGAACAAAACACCCGAATTGCGTCGCCAGTTCCTCTTCTGCTTCCGAGAACCAGATCGATCCTGTCGGTACGACGGAAGCGGGAATCGCGGCGTTAATGCTCACCTGCGTCGTGCCGAGAAGAACCCCGCTGGAATAGGTATCACAATAAAGTGTCCCCGCGACGCTCGTCGCATTCGGCGCAGCGTTAGCTTCATCCAATGATGGTGTCCACGAAGTGCTTGTTGCGGCGGTCTGCGATGCGATCATCGTCTCCGCGCGCGAGCCAAACTTTGCCCGCAGAGTATGCACAAACGCGCTCGACGCCGGCGCGAGCGATATCGTCGCCGCGCTGCTGAGCGTGACGGCGGAAACAGTTGGTGTGGTAATACGCGGAATCGCGGGCAGCGATAGGACTACGCTACCATTTGCCGTTCCGATTGACGTGGAGCAAGTGCAGTTCGCCGTGAACGCCAACGTAATCTGCTTTGTTCCATCCGAGTTGTGGCTGACCGTGCATTCGCCATATGCTTCGCTCTCTGTGCTCGCATTATCGGTCAGTATCATGAGGTACTGGTAGCCCATCGCCGTATCGTACGGTTCCTGATACTGTGTGATATATTCGTTGCGGTAAGGAATCCGCGAAATCGCGAATCCTCTGCCTGTGCGGTTATACACAGTGCTTCCATCGATCGATACACTCATTGCGCCGCGTGAAATCGAATCAATGTTGCTGCAGTAAACGTCAAACTGCGAAGTGTTTCCAGATGTCGCCAGAAAAACATAGAACCGGATGGTTGAAGAGTTGCTTACAGCTGACTGCGAAATGATCTTATACTCTAGCCAGCAGGAAACTTTGCTTGCCGCGGTTCCGGAAAGCGAACCATTTACAATCGTATATCCGTCATGAATCGACTCATATGGCCAGTTTGCCATTCCCTCACCCCGCGATCTTTTTGAAGTTCAAGTTTCCGCTCTCGGGTACCCAGGCATATCCTCCAATTCGCAGCGACGAAAGCACCTGCACATCATTAACGAATAACTTACCCGCAGAAAAGTAAGCGATCGCGCTATTGGTAGTTACGCTGTCCTCACTGCCAGAGAAGAAATACAACACATCGTTCTCCAGCTTGAGCTTGATTGAGGATGTGCTCTTTCCGATCACAATACCGGACGAAATCAAACGGATGAAGCTGCGCACCGACTCGAACTGCTGCGACGTTTCGCCGTTCAGCGTCGAGATGCGGCTTGCCGTTTCCGTGAAGTTCGCCTCGATCGTACCCGCCATGATGGAAAACGACGTCTGTATCGTATTCTGCAGCGCAACGAAATCCTGTGTTCGAACGTAGTCATCCAGCGCGCTCAGAATAATCTGCTGCGCAGATTGCAGGATCGACGTGTTTTGCGTGATCTGCTCCTGTACGATCTCCTTGATCTCACCATGCGTGGTATAATCCGCTTCGATCGATTCGATGCGGTTCTTCACCGAGGTGTTCTTCCGGATCTCTTCACCGATCAGAGAAGGTCGAGAATCGCCGAGCACGATGCCGGTGCTCGCCGGATTGTTCAACGGAATCGTCAGTTCGGACAGCACATATGTCTCCTCAGGGCAAAGCGTTCCGCAGGAGACGATCACCTTATCGAGGAAGCTAAACGACTCGACTATCGCGTCGGCATTGTGCAGATCGACCGCTGAGAGCTTGATCGTTTGTTTGAACAGCGCACCCGTGCCACTCAGCCAGTCACGACCTTGGTTCATGAGGATGCTTGCGTCGGTGATTTCGTCCCAAGTGGTCGAAGAGATTGGCGCGAAGATTACGCCGTATTCAGCCGCAAGTGCTGTATCTATTAGGTATTCTTGCCCTTCATTCACGCTCGCGATCGTCAGCCGCGCATCGCTGTCCGATTCCGGGTCTATATCCTTCAATGACGCACCGAGTGGAACGCAAGCGGTATAGGTTTCAGAAGCGTTCTTGCTCAACACAAGATCGATTAGGTTTTCGCCGAATTCAATCCTTTGGGTCGATGTATCCGGCACATCGATGAGCCAGTCCAGAATCGGATCCTCGTTTTCATCGAATCGAACGATCAGGTACCCACCGAGCGAATCAAGTAGATTGGCTTTCAGGGCCTGCCACGCCGAGAGATAATCCTGTGTCGCGATGCTGACCGAACCAGCAAGATCGCAACTCCCTATTTCGAGACGCTGATTCGCGTTCATCTGCACGTTGTGCTGGATCAGGATATGCGCCCAGATCTCTGCCGCTGTACCATCCATGGTAAATGGACGAAGGATGCTGTCCAGTAGAAACGCCAGCACGCCTTCCACAACAACCTTGCGGTTTTCGTAGAGATCGCGTTCATCCTCGATCGCACGTCCGACCCAGATCAGAGTGTCGTCCCGATAGACCTTAATACGGCTTTTGAGCTTCTCCAGCACACCGTAGTGCGGATGCTCCTTCGGTATCGTGAACGTCAATTCACCCGGCTCGTTCTTCTTCTGCGTCAGGTCCGGCTTGAACACGAATAAGTCCGGCAAGCGCGGATCGTAGAGCACATACGAATCGCAGAGTATTCGGTACATCAAAGCGCTCCTTTCCGGTAGGTGAAGGTGATTCGTCCCGTTCCTAATATCCCGATCTCCGTGTCGCCCCCCATGAGTACCAGCGACGGAATGGTGTGTGTCCCCGCCGATAGTGTTACGGTGTAACTGACTGCTCTAATCGTAAACGTGAGCGTCATCTCAGCGGAAACGGTGATCATCGGAACGACCGGCATGCGCGTGTTCGTCAGCGTCACGGTCGCGCTGCCTGTTGGAAGTACCGTAATCGTAGTACTAAAGTGCTCCATCTTGTACGGTCTCGCGCGGCATTCCAGCGATAGTTCGCAGTATCCTGCGTGCCGCTCGACGCCCTCTACCGTGACCCGCGCGTCGAAATAGTACGCTGGGTCACGATCGAAGATCACGTTCATGCGCCGCCCGTGCACGTCTGCCGCAAACGAGGAGGTCAACAAGTCAAACGGTGCGCGGGCATATAACGTGAGCGGGATGATCCTGTCGGTGTATCGCACCGTACCGAACGCTTCCGACAGATCGAGAGCGCCGTCGCGCCCGGGGATCTCTACAAAGCTCGTCTGCGGTTCCGGCATGGGGATGGCGTAGGACGCGACGATCAGACCATAGTCCGCGTGCGCCCATTTCGTTCCGAATCGAATATCGCTCACGTCAGCCGCTCCTTTCGTCTACGAATCGCGCCCAGCGCGTCGTCCATGACGGGCGCAAGCCAACCGATGGTCGCGCCCGTATCCGCGACCAGCTGCATGCCCGCGAGCTGCGGCAGATACCGCCGCACTTCGGAGATCAGCACGTCCAGCTTCTGCGATAGCAGGTCGTTTGTGCCGCCGATGCCGATGTTGTTCGGTAGTTTCGTCAGTACGTCGATTGCGCCTACGTCCACGCTGGTCGGAATCGCGCTCTGAATCTGCTTGTTCACATCCTCCATGGCGTCGGTAAATCCAACACCCACGCCCTGCCCCATGTTTTCACCGATTCCGGCGAACACCTTAGAGGGCGACGCGATACCGAGCGCTCTTTTCGCGCTTTTCACGATATTGGAGAAGAAATCACGCACTTTCGAGGCCAGCCAAGAGGCCATGCTCTTGATGCCTTCCCAAAGGCCACTCACGATGTTCTTGCCGATCTCCACCACCGAAGATACCGACGACCCGAACCCGTTCAGAATTGCGGATACGATCTGCGGCAGGGCGGCGACCAGCCGCGGGAGAGCTTTGATCAGGCCAATCGAAAGTTGAACCGTAAATTCGATACCAATGGCCATGAGGGTCGGGAGATTGTTCATGAAGAAGTTGATGATCCCCGTGATGAGCTTCGGCAGTGCTTCGATCAGCTTCGGCAACGCCCTGACAAGGCCCTCCGCCAACCCTTTCACAATCGAAAACGCCGCATCCAGTATCTTGTCCATGTTGTCGAACAGCGTTTCGCAGATGAGAAGCACCGCTTCGATAATCGCGGGAATCAACGTCGGCAGCGCGTCGCCAATTCCCTGTACGAGCGATGCGACCATTTGAATCGCGGCCTCGACCAACGCTGGCAGCATGTCGACAATCCCCTGCGCGAGCGTACTAATCAATTGCACAGCTCCATCCGTAAACTGCGGTAGCGCTGTAATCACACCCTGTAGCAGCGTCATGACGATTCCGGAAGCAGCGGAGATTAGCGTAGGTAGATTAGCCGCCAGCGCGCCGCCGATCGCGCTCACGATACTCATGCCTACCTGCACAAACTGCGGCAGGCTGCCGAGTATCAAATTCGCGATTCCGCCGACCGTTTCGCCAAGCACAACGGTAATCTTATTGAAGTCACCGCCCGCTTCCGCAAGTCCCGAAGTGAAGTCGCCGAGCAGGGAAACGCCATCATCCGCGAGCGTCTGGAGCTGCGGGAGCAGTACCGTACCCATGACACGTTGAGCCGCTGCCGCGCCCTGTTTAAGCCGTTGCACGGAATCATCGAACGCGCCGAATTTTGCGATCGTTTCCTCGCTTAGTACCGCGCCCATCCGCTTGGCTTCATCGGTCAGCGCCGCGATGCCCTCACTGCCCTGCGCGATCAGCGGATTGAGATCCTGCGCGCTCTTGCCAAAGAGCTGCATGGCCAGCGCGTCTCGCTCCGTTTCGTTTGCGACCTGCCCGAGTGCGTCGATGGCGTCCCAATAGACGTCTTCGCTGTCGCGCAGAGATCCGTCCGCGTTGGTCACCGATACGCCGAGGCGGTCGTATGCTTTGGCAAACTGCTCGCTGCCGCCAGCGGCGTTGGACATGGATTTCACGTTCTTTGCCATGGAGCCACTCATAGTCTCAAGCGAAACATCCACGAGATCAGCCGCATAAGAATACGCCTGCAACCGCTCCACGCTCATGCCTGTGATGGAACTCTGCGTCAGCATCTCATCCGCATATGCCGCAGTGTTGACCGTCATATCGACCAGCGCTTTACCAGCGGCAATCGCCGCCGTTCCGATCGCCGCCATGGCCGCGCCGAGCGCGACGCCGATGCCTTTCACGACCGAGCCGAGTTTGTCAAAACGCCCGCCCGCGTCATCCGCCTGATCGGCTGATTGTTTGATCTCGTCGCCGAATTCGTTCGCCTGCTTACCAGCGGAGTCCAGTCCGTTTGCTGTGCTATCCAGCGCGGTTTCATTCGCGCCCAGCTCGCGTTCCATACCGTTGAGCGCCGCTTTGGCGTTGTTGAGTTGAACCTGCCACGATTGGGTACGCTTATCGTTCTCTCCAAAAGAAGAAGCCGCGTTCTGCAACGCGGCTTCAAGGGTTTCGACCTTATCTTTTTGAGCGTCGATCTCTTTTCGAAGGACTTGGTTTCGGGCGGTCAGAGCGCCGACCGATTTGTCCTGTTTGTCAAATTGGGAGGTGACGAGGTTCATTTCGCTCCCTAAAACTTTGAACGACTGGTTGATCTCGGAGAGAGCTTTCTTGAACTCTTTCTCGCCCTCAATCCCAATCTTGAGTCCGAAGTCGGATGCCAATGAATCACCTCCTTAGGAAAAATGGGCATAAAAAAACGACCCGAAGGTCGTATATTAAGGACTATGTTGCATTGTTGTTATCGATTGTATTTATGCCATTGTTAGATTCTTGGAACTGAAACGCACTTGAATCAATCGTCAAGCTTTTCTATCAATCTCTCTGCATCCTGTGTTTTTATTCCTTCCACACTCCGTTTAATCATCTGTAAACGAACTTCATGTAAAGCTCTGTTATATCTCGCACTATGCTTCTTATATGAATCAACCCGCGAAATGACGGACCTTTCAGGAGGAGTAATCGACCCAACAAACTTTTTTGCAAGGTACTTTTCTCCACTTGAATCAGCATCCAAAAATGTTACTATTCGTAACAACTGCTTATAGGATAGACGTGATGCTTCTGGCACCATTCTCCTTGATCGCCTAACAACGGTAGGTTTAACAAGTAACTTCATACTAGAATATCTCCTCAAAAAGTTTAATTCCAGATAGAGTATCCTTAAATCGTATTACAGAGAACATCTCGCTTGTTAGATCCTCGGCAATATACTCAATTGAGTGAGGAGCTGCCTTATTATCAACTGTTGCTTCTTTACACATAGAACATGCTAGCGATCCGTTTATGATATAAACCAATGGAAAAAAATCGTGTATTTTTGCTGCATCAACAATAGTGCGAATCTGAAGCTCTTCGTCTATTGTGATAACCCCTCTTTTTAGCATGATAGCCGCTCCCCGTAGAATACTTACACGGTTTTTCTCAATTATCATACTATGGTTATCTTTAGTAGCAATGTCTTTCAAATAGCTATTGCATATTGCTCTAGGATTGGATGAAGCCGGCTGAGAATCTCCAAGATCAAACGAAGTAGAACACCAAGCAAAGTATTTGTCTTTATAATACTTTTTCGCAATCTTATATGCTAATTCACTATTTGTTGAAAATAAAACTGCATCTCTAAAATCGCACATATCTTCACGTCAATCCTGAATCCTAGAATTATATGGACTAGTTATAATATAACATTACTATGAGTAAAACAAAACCTTCTTTCGCGCTATCCATATAAAGAATCATACCGTTGCATGATGCTATAGTCCATTTGGAAAGACATCCTCAATGTGCCGTTCTCCCTTAATAAATGTCATTCCCTTTATTTGTTTGTAAACCTCCCACTGATCGAGCAACGCGCCAACCGGCATGAGCCAAACTTCGCGCTCCGGCCGCCGTAGCAACGTCACGCCATAGAAGATCATTCGGGCAAACAGCTCTTCGTCGCATGCCCGACCGATACGTTTTTTGAGGGTTCCTCCTCGCTTTCGACATAGCGCTTCGTTCCCTTGACCATCGCCTCCATGATCGCGGTCTTGTAGCCGGACAGATCCAATGGCGTGGTGAGCAGCTCGACCGCTTCCTCGGTCAACAGCTCGCGCTTATGATCCGGCTCAAGAAGGTTATGGACTAACGTGCTCTGATTCGCGAGCAGCGTGATCAGCCACACCACCTCATCTAAAGCCAGCTCGAAGTTCTCCGCTTTCATGAGCTTGTCGCCGAGGTGTTCCAACCCGCCGTAACGTTTCGCGATCTCTTTGGTTGCTCGGGTGGTCAGGAGCATCTCATACTCCCGATTACCGATTTGGATCATAGCGCCTCTGTCGTTTTCCATATGATTAACCCTCCGCCGCAAATGTCGGCTCGTAGACCTGCGTGTACCAACCCGAGATCGTCGCCGCCGGTACACTCGTATCGTCCTCGTTGACCTCCGCTTTCCACGGATGCTTGCCCTGTCCATCCAGCTTGTTGCGCCGGATGATCGTTCCCTCAATCGACGGAGTCGAGAACGTAATGTTGTCGCCCTTCGTCTGTAGGTTCGTCGCGGGAATTCCGAACACAACGCGGTACAGCCAGAAGTAGCGGTACTTACCGTTGCTCTTCTTCGCACGGAATCCGATCGCGACAGGCTGTCCGCCGTTCTCGCTCTGAGATACTAGCACCTTGTTGTCGTCGATCTGCGACCCGGTGAGATCGCTCGCGACCGCCGCACCGATGTTGTCGATGCCCAGCGTCAACGTGCCGCTCTTAAACTCTTTGACCACTTCGGCGGCGCCATCGTCGGCGTAAAGCGTCGCTTCGTTGATGTCGATCTTCAGTTCCGCGGACATCGCCTTTGCAAGCGAAACAGGCGCGGCGTAGGTTTCGTCGCCGTTTGCGCCTTCGGTGATCTTCGCGTAATACAGTTTATCCAATCCAATGGTTGCCATCTAATCTTCCTCCATATACTCCTTCGCCACATCAATGGCAAAGTGGTGATAGCCCGTGTCCTCTTCCAGCCCGATATAGCGGCGTTCGGATACCAGAAATCCCGCCGTGAGCAGCAGTCGAACGAGCTGTCGCTTCTTCGCGCCATAATTGCCCTTTGAAAAGAGCGACAACCGCGCCTCCTCAATGTTCATGCCCGGCGCATTGTCCGAAAACAGTTCAAAGTGCTCCGAGATCGGCGTGATCACGACATACTCGTCCGGTGCGGTGGTTGAGAAAACACCGGTCTCCACAGGAAGTCCGGCGCTCTCGACGATCGTATTCAGTTCTTCCAACATACTCACGGGAGATCCAGTTCCTCCTTCAGCGCCGTCTGCATCGCGTCAATACACGGCTTCCGGCTCGAAGACTTCGTTTGCTTCAGAAACGGTTTTGGTGGCTGGCCATGCTTCCCGTATTCCAACGTGTTAGCGAGCATGGCATTGCTCACGTCGCCGCGCCCTTCCGAAAAACCAACCTTTACGTCGAGGTTTCCATCACGATCCAGCTTCGCAGGAGAAACGCCTAGCGACGCGGCAAGCTTGCCGGTCGAGCGGGATTTATGCTTCGTACCACGTCCGATCGCCGCTTGCAGGTTCGATTTCATCTTTTCCATGACTACCTTACCGCCTGCCGCGAGTGCTTTGGGAATCGCCGCGTCGAGCGCGTTGCCCATACCTGCGATCTGGTTCAGGAACGCATCCGGCATTTCTATCTTCACCTTAGCCATCCGGCGTCACCTTCTTTGCCAACACCTCGATGTACATGCCTCGGCCTTTCACATCCTCAACAGACGTGATATCGAAGCGATCATCCCCGCTGAGGACCACATTAGCAGTGGTCACAGTCATCCCTGGAATAACTCGGAACCGGAACAAATCCGTCGCCTCTGAAAAGGCGGCACGATTGACCCATTTCTGGCAACCGTGCCGCCCTTCCCTATATGCAAACACCGACGAAACGACTTGATTGGTCTTTGTCGCGAATCCCTCCGCATCCTTTGTCACCACTTCCCGCACAATCGAAATCAGCGTGTTCATTCTGCCGAAACTCACAACCCCACCTTCCAATCTCGATCCAGACGTAGCAGCGTATTCACTGTGTTCCAAACCTGCTGCCCCGCCTGCACGTTATCCGCAAAGAATCCGCCCGTGCTGCCGTCCCGGCTCTCGTAGAAATGAGATGCCAGCATGATCACCGCAGCCTCCGTTGTTGACGGCATACCCGCTACTTCGTAGGTTCCGGCGGTCAGGTGTTGATAACTCTCAGCATATGCAACAGCGGCATCGATCAGGCGTTGGATGAGTTCGTCGTCCGCGTCGTGCGTCAGGATCAGGTTCGCCTTGACCTTAGTCAGCAGCGTTGCCATCTCACATCGAACCCGGCTGGTCCGCCGCCATGATTCCGGCGTTCTTGAGTTTTTGCAGTAGCGCGTTGAAATCACTTTTCAGGTCGGCAATCGTCGTTGCGGTACTTTCAGCCTGATTCGTAGCAAGATACACGCTGCCAGCGGTTTGCTCGGAGGCGTATCCCGATTGCAAGCCAGTGACAGTGGCGGTATCCAGAACCTCCAGAGTACCGCCAATCACCAGTCGATCTCCACCGTCGGCGAGGTAGTTCTTACAATTGCGGGTCACATCTACCGCAGGGGTATCAATGATCTCCATATAGCTCCCTCCGTTACGCCTTCTGCTGTAGGACCTTGATCGCTTCCGGCAGTATCAACTTGCCATCCAGACGCTGGGAAGCGAGGAAGCCGACCTGTCCGGTAGTCGCGTACAGCTCATTCAGACGCTTGAACGTGCGTCCCTGACGATCGGCGATCCAGTAATAGGAGAAGTCGCCAAACGCGATGGACTTATTCCCCGCGCCAACGCCCGGCATGAACTCGCTCGTTACGATGCGGTGCCCGAGGATCGTGTCCGGCGCGTTCTCCGTGATACCCGGACGCCAGAGGTACTGACCATCGCCGTCTTTGAGCTTGCGCAGCAACTTTACGGTCGTGTCGTTGAGCACAAAAACTGCACCCTTGCGGTACGGCGCGCGGAGCGAGTAAACAAGGTCGATCAGCTCGTCGCCCGTGATCGCAGATGCACCCGACGTGGTGACGCCGACCTCCGCGCCGCCGGTTGCATTGAGAATGCCAATGGGCTTACTCACGCCGTTGCCGTTGAGGAACGCGTCTTCTTCCTTGTCGCCAATGCGCTTGCCGAACTGCTCGGATACATACCCCTCGATGTCGAAGATGCTGTCGGAGAGCAGTTCTTCCGATACCTTGATCATCGTCGCGAGCTTATACGCGCCAAGGACGACCTGCGAGAAGGAATCGTCAGAGAGCGGATAGGTGCCTTCTTCATCGACCCAGTCGGCGGTACCCTTCGACGCGACCACGGGAATCTTGCGATCGCCGTAACTCGTCTGAATCACATGGCAGAGCGGGCGCAGTACGTTTGCTTCTGTCAGCTTCTGCACCAGAGTACGCTCAAACTCGTCGGGTACGAGATACCCGCCTTCGCTGTCGGTGCCTTCCTGAAGCGCGTTCAGGATTTCCGTGCGGGGATTCTTGGAACGAATCGCGTTCCAGAACGCCTTTTTGTACTCGGAAGTCGCGCGTCCGGTCTTCTGCTCCATGTTGGTTTGCGCGGGCTTGCTGGTCAGCGGATTGGCGGTGGGCTTATTGAGTTCCGCATCCAACGCTACTTGACGCTCAAGGCGCTCCACCTCTTTGCCGAGCGCGACCACCTCGGCCTCCATCTTTTCATATGCGCCCGCATCCTCGGCGGAGAGCAGGCCATCCGTGCCGCGCTTGACGTCCAGAAACGCTTTCGCAGCGTCCCATTTCTTTGCGCGGTTTTCGCGCAGTTGTAAAATCGTATTCATTCGTTTCCTCCTAATGTGAAATCAAAGAGAGCCGCTGATAAAGCGGCTCTGCGGGGTATCTCGGTTCGGTTGTTTGAGTGGGAGGGATCTCCTCCGCAGCAGGTGTCTTGCTTGCCTGTTTTCGCTGCACTTTATTCAGCAGCGAGTTGGTCGCCGCGCGACGGGAGAAGCTGAACATCACATCGTCGCGCGTCGCTAGCTTCTTCTCATCCTCCAGCACGCCATCCGCGAAGCCAAGCTCGATCGCTTTGTTCGCGTTCATCCACGTTTCCGCATCCATGAAGTGCGCGAGCTTCGCGCGGGACATACCCGTTTTCAGCTCATATGCGTTGATGATGCTCTCTTTCACCTCGTCCAGCATGGCGATGGCTTTCTGCATTTCTTCGCTGTCGCCAATGGCCACCGTCAACGGATTGTGGATCATGAGCAAGCTCGTCGGTGCCATGAGCACTTCCGTGCCCGCCATGGCAATGACCGACGCGGCAGAAGCCGCAATGCCGTCGATTTTGACCGTGATATGCCCCTTGTAATCCATGAGCATGGTATAGATCTGACTCGCCGCCACGCAGTCGCCGCCCGGACTGTTGATCCAAATAATTACGTCACCCGTTCCGGCGTTCAGTTCATCCCTAAACATCCGCGGGGTGACGTCGTCTTCAAACCAGCTCTCTTCGGCGATTGTGCCGTTTAATGTCAGTATTCGGGTGCCGTCTTCGTTTCGCACCCAGTTCCAGAACCTTCTATTCAAGCGGAATCCTCCTTCTTGTATTGTGTCCCCGCAAACAAGCCTGCGTCCTCAAGCTTCGTCATAGCGCCGTTGATCAGGTACAGATCGCCGCCGAGCTCAGGCGCAATGCGGTCGAGGTTCTCCAATTCACGGATGTCGTTCGCGCTCATCCAACCGTTCTGCCGCGCGGTAGCATACCCGCTCATGCGGGAAGCGTAGTCGCCGCGCAGAAGCCCATCCACGTTGAACTTGATAAAATACGTCGGCTTTTCGCTCTCACTGAACAGCACACGGCACATGCTCTGTTCCCAACGCACGACCCAGGGATCAAGGGTGTATTTCACAAACTCCAATGACTGCTGCTCGATGTTGCTGAACGACGATTTCTCCAAGTCCGCCAGCATGTGCGGCGGCACGCGGAAGATGCGCGCGATCTCATTGATCTGAAACTTACGTGTCTCCAGGAACTGCGCCTGTTCAGGCGCGATCCCGATGGGCGTATACTTCATTCCCTCTTCGAGCACCGCAATCTTGTGCGCATTCGCGCTGCCCTGATACGCCGAATTCCAACTCTCTTTGACACGCTGCGGATCCTTGATTGTGCCGGGGTGTTCCAGTACGCCTGAAGGCGCCGCGCCGTTGGCGAAGAACTTCGCACCGTACTCCTCCGTCGCGATCGCAAGACCAATCGCATTCTTCGCCATGGCGATCGGGCTATAACCGATCAGTCCGTCGAAGCCAAGTCCGGGAATGTGCAACACATCCGAAGGAGTAAGCGTTACCTGCGACGATTTCCCGAGCGTGGTCGAATCCTCTAACCCGCGTTGATACAAATAAAAAAGCCGGCCGTTTTGATCACGGTCGACAGTCATTTTGTTCGGCATGAGCGGGTAGAGCGCAATCACCTCGCCTCTGGCGTTTCGGATGATCTGCGCGTAGGCGTTACCCCACAGGAGCAGGTGGCTCATGAGTGTTTCCCGAAATGCAAAGCTCGTCATCTCGGGGTTCGGCTCATCGTGTAGCAAGTGGTAAAGTGGGTGCTTGAACGCCTTTTCTTTCCCGCCGCTATTATTGTATTTATAGACGTTCAGTGGCAACCCCGCAACGGTTTCGGACAGGATCCTCACGCAGGAATACACCGCAGTCATCTGCATAGCGGTCGTTTCGTTGACCGGTTTCCCGCTCGACGTGCCGCCGAAGAAGAAGCTGTAGCGGCTGCCGTTGAGGGAATCTTTCGGTTTGTCACGAGAGTGGAAAAATTGTTGGAATGGATTCGTATCCCTCACCTCCATATTCACGGCATAAAAAAGCATCTGCTGTTATTCGCAGATGCTAGCTTATCTTAAACAATATGGTTATTTTTTCCTAATATTCCAATATCGCTTATTCGAACTATCCAATTGCTTATCGAAATCGCTTAGTATTTCATTCAATTCCAGCGTTACTTCGGGTGTGGGCGGATCTGTTTCGTTAAGAGAATGACCACACCATAGACACTGGTATGCTTTCCGATCACGCAATCTCTTGCAATACGGACATTCAATTAAGTCATCTTGTCTTGTTTCTTTAACTGTTCTGTGGCAACATTCAGAACAATATATCGTGTCGTCATCATCCCAAAGCTTCTTTGGATTTTCATTCCCACAGTTAGCACATTTCATCTTTCCCTCGCAATCAGTCAAATCCTGAGCATCTGGATCTAGATTCGGAAAATAAGTTGAAGAACCACCACCGCTTTCATCACTTCTTGTATCTGATGATTCTGAACTGTAGTAAGCTGCGACTACAGCAATAGCAGTTCCTGCGATTATCCCAGCAGTTTTCAATCTCTCAATACTATTTTGCTTGCGGATTGTTCTGCAATCATCGCACAAATAATCATTTGAATCAATTTGAATTATTTTACCGCAATCCTTGCACAAATTTACGATGTTGCTAATGGTGATGTTATTTTCGAAGTCGCATTTCGTGCATTTCCATGTGCTTCTCTTAATATCGAATCCTGTTTGATCGTTTAAAAACGTTTTGCATTTGTCGCAGAACCAAAAAACATAATTATCGCGTAATTTCTCATCAGAAATAATATAATCACAACTCTGACATTCCCAAACGCCCGTTTTGCGGTTATATTTCATCTCGCTATCATTGTTGCATGCAGGACAAAACATCCGCTTTTTTAAATGTTTAGTAATAAAGTACTCCCACTTATCTTTGAATGCACTCATCTTTCATTTCCTCATTAATTCTCCAATATGCCATTTTCACACAATACAAACAATTGCTTACGTGAAAGTACCCTTACCGAATACATTAGCATATCAGAGTAGCCTAGTCAAAGACGAACAAGCAAATCAAAATACAAGCAATCCGCGTTTGTCATATATGCTTTCATTCACGTTATTAGAATTCCTTAACGCCCGATCCAGCGCCATGATCGTCGCCACAGCACCGTCAATCTTTTCGGTGCTTTTTTCTTTGTCCGGCTTGATGTTCCCGGCAGGATCCGTGCGGATATAGATGTTATCCATCATCCAGCGCAACACCGGTTGACCGCCGTGCGCGATCCGCTGCTCCAGCGTTAGCTTCATTAGTTCTTTTGTCGGCGGCGACATATCCTTGAACCCCTGACCAAAGGGAACGACCGTGAATCCCATCCCCTCAAGATTCTGTACCATCTGTACCGCGCCCCATCGGTCAAACGCAATCTCGCGGATGTTGTACACTTTGCCGAGTTGCTCGATGAACGTCTCAATAAATCCATAATGGACCACGTTTCCCTCGGTGGTCAGCAGATAACCCTGTTTCTCCCAAAGGTCATAGTTCACATGATCGCGCCGCACGCGCAAGTCGATGTTCTCCTCGGGAATCCAGAAGAACGGTAGGACAAAGTATTTATCATCTTCATCCAACGGCGGAAAAACCAGAACGAATGCGGTGATATCCGTGCTGGACGAGAGGTCAAGACCACCGTAGCAAACGCGCCCTTCGAGCGACTTGGAGTCAACTGGAAATGCGCATTTATCCCAAGCGTCCATCGGCATCCAACGTATCGCCTGTTTGACCCACTGGTTCAGACGAAGCTGACGAAATGCGTTCTCTTCGGCGGGGTTCTGCTGAGCGCTTTCGCACGCGGCTTTCACCTTGTCGATGCCCACCGTGATCCCCAGCGACGGATTCGCCTTCTTCCACACCTTCGGATCCGTCCAGGAGTCGTTCTCTTCGGTGCCATAGATCACAGGGTAGAATGTCGGATCGGTTTTCCTGCCGTCGAGGATATCCTTGGCTTTGGAATGAACTTCCCAGCAGATGGAGTTCGTGTTGTCACCTGCAGTGGTGATCAGAAAGTACAGCGGCTGCATCCGCGCGTCGCCGCTGCCCTTGGTCATAACGTCAAAGAGCCGGCGGTTCGGTTGCGTGTGCAACTCGTCGAAGATCACCCCATGCGTATTGAATCCGTGCTTGTTGGCGACATCGGCAGAGAGCACCTGATAATAACTCCCTGTCGGCAGGTACACGAGCCGTTTCTGCGATGCGAGGATTTTTACACGCTTCGCCAGCGCCGGGCACATAGTCACCATGTCCTTGGCGACTTCAAACACGATCGAGGCTTGCTGTCGGTCGGCGGCGCACCCATACACTTCCGCGCGCTCTTCATTGTCACCGCAGGTTAGGAGCAGTGCTACGGCCGCCGCGAGCTCAGACTTCCCATTCTTCTTCGGTATCTCGATGTACGCAGTATTGAACTGTCGGTATCCGCTGGGCTTCAGCGTTCCAAACACATCGCGGATGATCTGTTCTTGCCAATCGATCAGCAGAAACGGCTTCCCCGCCCAAGTGCCTTTTGTGTGCGCAAGACACTCAATAAAAGAGACGGCGTTATCTGCCGCCTGTTTGTCATATACCGAATCCTTCGCTTTGAACGGAGTCGGCGTGTATTTCTTCAGTTTTCGAACCACAGCCGCCTCTTTCAAATCAGCAGGTATAAAAAAGAGCCTCCCTCAGGAAGCTCATGTGGTAGCCTGCGCGATTTAGTTGTATTCTTTCAGGATCTGCTCGTAAACCGCCTTCACCTGTGCGCCGCTCGGTTTCTTCGACCAGCCCCTGTCGTACTGTACGAAAAGCTGTCCGTCCTTCCAAATCTCAAGCTTTGAAATCCGCCCGTTCGAAATTCCGTATTCCGAGCCTTCGTCGTATTGCTTGAAGTAAAATACGAAAAGCTGTCCGTCCTTCCAAATCTCAAGCTTTGAAATCCGCCCGTTCGAAATTCCGTATTCCGAGCCTTCGTCGTATTGCTTGAAGTAAAAGCTGTACCCGTCTATCGTCCCTTTGATCCACATTGCTTTGCCCTCCGTGCTTTGTTGTTTGCCTTTCGGCATGTGTATCTATCACTCTGCGGGCTTGGAATAGCAAGTGGATTCTGTAATAAATCTTCAATATTGTTTGTAATTGTCTTGGGTAAGGAACTCATCTGTTTTGCAGGCTGATAGCAAAACACGGAAGCCCGCGTGAACCTCCGTGTTCGCTTTGGTTTGCTTCTCAGCCGTACTTGGGGCAAGCGTCCAATCAATTTCGTGAAACCGTCAGTGGCGGCGACGTTGCCCCACGTTGGGTTGCTCAAAATCAAGAGGTCGCGGCGTCCGCGCTGTTGGCCTGCACCGCCGCCTTCAAAACTTCGGTATCAAACCCAGCCGCTTTGTATCCTTCAAGAAGCGTACTGTAATAGAAGGCGCTCGGCTTGTTCGGTGGCTTGTTGCCAATCAGCATGTACACAAACGCATCGATCGCCACGCCGTTCAACCGCACTTTGACAATATCCTTTCTGTACATTTCCGGCACCCCGATCCAGCGGTCGAGCGCTTCTTCGTCCTGCGAGGTTATCTCCCACAGGAGCGCGGGTACGCCACCGCCCTTCGCCTTTTCGATCGTCGCAACCGCGCAGGCGTTGCCGCCGCGAAAAGTAAGCCTGAAGTTCTTCAACTCGGTCGCACCAATCGGCTTCGCGGTCGGACAATGCTTCACCATTTCGCTACGATTCAAGCCGACGCCGTAAGCGGCAAATACCCAACTACTCATTTTCCTCAATCCTCCGGCACTCATCTTCACCGAATACAACACCGAGCGAACTGCCACAATCCCAATTCACATGGATCGTTCCGATATCGTCGACCAAGGTGACCGTCCCCCGGTCACCCTGTCGCAGGTTGGTGTAAGGATCGCTCATGCGAATCAGCATCACCCGAGTGCCGGATGTGTAATGATCTTTGAGCTGTTTCAGCATCTCTGGATGAATCCCAATCATTCTTCTTCACCCGCTTCCCGCATTGTGCGAAACGCTGCGTTACCAGAAAGATTTTTCAGCAGGATCTTTCGTGCTTCCTTAAATTCCGCACCGATAAATCCGAGTCGCAGTAGGAAGCAGCGGAAGGCGTACTTCTCGTTATCAACTTCCTGCTCCGTCGCGCTTACTCGCTTTTGTGTGCGCGACAGTTCGCAAAGCCCCTGTACCAGTTGGTAGTAGGCGGCGATCTCATCCTGATCGTCAGTCGTTAGGAACCACCCAAACTCAATCCTGTCAGAATGTTCTGTGATCGCGAGGCTGTCCGTATCGAGCGCTTTTTTCAGCAGCGTCGCTTTACTCGCGACCAGCCGCCGCAGGTTCTCCATGGCGGTTGGCGTCATGCCATTCTTCGGCAGCTCGACTGCGAGGCGGTCAGGATCGACAGTGCGAGGTGTTTCTTTTATCAGTTGATCCGGCTCGACCGTTTTGGGTTCAGCGGGCACTGCCGCTTGTCCTACCCGTTCGCCGATGAAGCCGTCGTGTGCAAGTTCGCGAATCAGCATTTCGATCTGCGCTTCGTCCGTTCCTTCCTGGCAAGTGACCGTACCATTCTTGTCGACTGTGTAAGCGCCCACCTGAAACGCGAAGCTCGGCGCGCCGAGGTATCGCGTCGCGTCCTGCAACGTGTCCCGCATGACCGCGACCAGCGCCTTCCGTCTGTCCCCCGTAACGTTGTACTTGATTTGCATTGTGAATACCTTCCTTTCGATTTGGTAGTCACATACATCACTCTTTCGGGTGTGAATATCAAGCTATTTCGTCCAGATATACAGTGGATTCCGACAGAATTCCCGATAAAACAAACACAACGCATGGCAGCGCTACTCCGTTACCCCAGAGTTTGTACTCCGCGGCGTCGGTGTACGGATTGTTCAGCCACATCACAATTTGCTTTATCGTCTTCGGCTTCATTGCCGACCCAGTGATTCGACGGTGTGTTTCGAATATATCCTGCCACCAATCAATCTCCTGATCGGAAGGATGCTCCGTACCAAGATCCGCACACCACCAATCAGGGAACCCTTGCAGGCGCGCGCATTCTTGGGGCGTCAATCTCCGTACCGCGTATCTCGGTTCTTCCACGCTTCTTACAGGGACAAGCATGTCGTTGGATGCATCCTGCCGTTGAACCCGCCGGGATGCGCGCCGGGTGAAATCGTACCGCAAACGCGCTGGTACGGCTCCACCACATATTTGCAGTCCTCCACCTGCTGGTTCTGCGGGAATTTGTAATCGCTCGCGCAAAGGCAGCCGACTCGATCGGGATAGCACACGGCATGGTGATCGGAAGTATTGAGCGTAAAACATACGCCTTTGTTCACTCCGTCGCCTTGCGGGCCGTTGCGGTCGCTTCGCCCGATCATGCTGCCCTGCAGCGCGTAGGTTTGCTGCTTCATTCCCGTATTCGCAGATAACGCTCCGGCAACGTCTCCAAGATCGCGCACTTCATCGCGCTGATTCTGTGTAAACGCGACGACCGCGATACCGCCCTGATTACAATCCGGCCTGCCGCCGTTCGCGTCAAGCGTACGCGCGGTGGCCGCTTCGTAAAATCCGCTCTCGGGGTTATCCGATCGCATGGCGTTGCTACCATCGGAGCACACGCCGAACGCGCGGTTCAAGACGAGCGGGACGTTCATCCCACCCGTTCCCATGCGAGCGGCGAGAGTTTGTACCAGACCGTCCTTCTCCAGCTTGCATCTTCCGTCGATCGGGTGATTCTCTATGGCGACCGCCGTTTGGTTGTCGCCCATATCCGCGCGAAGACAACCTGTGCTTTCCGCCCATGCATGACCGCCCATACGCCTCAGAGCGCCGGGTTCGAATCCAACTGACGCGACAGCGCCTCCCTGAGAATCTCCGGTAAATGTTTTCCCCTCGCTTGCGCGCGGCGCAAAATCCCTGCGCACGCCTTCGCGCTCAAATAGTATTTCTCCGGCGCGTTCGTCGACAAAACTTGCGACAAGGTAGATGCGACGGCGGCGTTGGGCGACTCCGAAGTATTGCGCGTCGACAACGCGGTACGCCAAGCTCCATCCTGTTCCCAGATATACGTCGGCGTATGGCCACTTACCGTCATCAGGCGCAGGCATCTCGATTCCCGGCGCGACGATCCCGACGATCGCGTCGAGCACCGCTTTGAAGTCCTGTCCTCCGTTGCTGCTGAACGCGCCCGGGACGTTTTCCCAGACGATGTATTTTGGATATATTCCATTCGTTGCTTCCCTCATTTGCCGCACGATCCGGATCGCTTCATGAAACAGGCCGGACTGCGAACCCGACAATCCCGCGCGCTTTCCCGCCACCGACAGATCGGTGCAGGGCGAGCCGAACGTGATGATATCGACCGGTTCGATTATCGCGCCGTCGATGCGCGACACATCGCCCAGATGCCGGATGAACGGCATTCGCTTCGTCGTGACTCGGATCGGGAACGGCTCAATCTCCGCTGCCCATATAGGGTGAATTCCGCAGAGC